ACTTTAAAAGCTCTTCATAAGGCATTTCATCTAAGAGTTTATAAACAGGCATTTTTAACTCATACGCTATTTCGAAAATAGATTCCTCTTTATCAGTTAGTTTCCCTCGGATTGTGCTCCTAAACCTGAGTATGCCATGATACTTTCGGAAAGAACATTTAATTCACCTAAAGGAAAAGTGTTAAAATCTTCATCGGTAAGTTGATCTGCACCAACAACTGCAATTTTAATAACTGATTTTAACAAGTCAATTTGGGCATCATTTGCTTTTGATTTTTCACTTTTTCGTACTAAATCTTGTACTTTAAGAACTTCTGAGACTGATAGTTTTTTAATCTCTACAGACTCTCCCATAAAATCAACCGTTTTTAAAATATTTTTACCAACTAAATGTTTCATTGCAGTTTATCCTTTTCTGTAAACAAATCTTGATTATTAGCTTGAAAGTCATCAAGCATCTTTCTTACTGTGTGTAATACTGATAGAGTTTCTAAACACTCTTTTCCTTCTTTTGAATCTTCTTCAAAATCTTTAAAACGTTCAAAACTCTTTCGAATACTAATGTCTATACTACGCCGCATATGCCTAAACGTAGTACGCATTACAAATGCTTTACTAAATGGTTTATCCATAATATCTCTCTTATTATATAAGTAAGGAAGCCCCCAAAGGGACTCCCTAAAAAGTTTTTTTTATGGTAGTGTAGCTGGACCAAAGAAGTCTGATTGAGTAGACAAAGTAACTGTAGCAGTTGTTTGGTCTGTCAATGCAGGGTTGATCAAGATAGCTTCAACTTTACCTTTGAAGTAAAATTCTGTGTTACCATATGTTAGTGCTGTAGCAGCAGTATCTAATGATGCAGCTTCTGTAGTTGCTTCTTCACACATCATAAAGCGGAAATAAACTTGTGTTCCGATTAGAGCATGAATATCTGTCATGTCGTTAGCAACATAGTTAACAGTAACTTCTAGAGTAGGTGCGTCAGACTGGCCTTGCACCTGAGAAGAAGAACTCTGACCATAAACTGGTACGTTAACGATGTTTGCAGGAGTACCAATTGAAGGGAACTCACGAACAGAAGGCATACGGTCTACATCAGCAGCATTTGCTGTTACGAATAGGTCAGCATAACCCGCTGCATTTTCTGATGCAGGTGTTGATGCGCCACTATAAATGTCTAGGTAGGTAAAAATACCTGCGCCTAGGGAATCAATATGAGCCATTTATTATTCTCCATATATTTTAAATGGTATTAAGTATCTAGCACTATAAAGTGCCTTATTAGATGGGTCTAGCCCTTCCACATTCAAATAAGATGTTCCAAGCTCAGTTCCATTTGTTAAACGTTTATTTTGTAAGCTAATATCTAGTATGTCAGAAATCGCCATAAGACGAGATTGTCCTTCACCAGCTTTTACAAAAATCTTAACGGCAACAAGACCTTCAAGTTGCTTTCCACCGCCGTGAGCATTATTTTCACTGTTACTAGGTAATACGTTAAGTCTACAAAACTCGTTCTGATCATCAATAGTACCTTGATAGTTATCAGGATAAATATCGATATTATTTGCAGTCCAAGTTGCGGAACCAAATACAGTTTCAATATCGTCTAAAACATTATCATACATTAGACTTTCTCCTTAGTTAGGATAGCCGTAATAACAAAATTATTGTCAGTATAGTCAATAATGTTATAAACTTTAGAATCAACAGTTAATACATCATATACTGAAATATCAACCCCTGACTTCATAAGAGCCGTAGTTGTAAACCCTTCACCTGAAGGTTTCTGAGTAGATTCAATAATAACGTCTACAGTTTGACTACTAATAGTACTAACTGTTTGTCGAGTATTAAAGTCATAACTAGAAACTGCCTTAGTAGAAAGAGTTCCTTGCTTAACAAGATCACCTGCAGCAGTAAAAGCTTTATCAACAGCAGCAGTTACTTTTGCAGAAAGTGACATTAGTTAGCCCTCCACCAACTGGAACCCATACCGAATGACCCTCTTCGAATAAGTGGTCTTAATGGTTTAATTACAAAAGCTGGTGTAATAGAAATTCTGGTTACATCGTTGTTACTATCAGATAAACTAATTGATCCGATACTAATGCTTTCATAAGTTTGAGTAGTTTGAGCTAACAAGTCTTCATTGTTTAACAAATGTAATGCTTGTTCGTAAACGCCTATTTTTACAAGATCTGGCACAGTAGAGTCTGAAATAGAAATCTCTTGACCCATACGAGGATCATAGTAACGAGCGTTTTTACGAGGCCAAGCAAGAGCTTGAGAAGAGCTAACAGCCGATCCAATCCAAGGATTGTTGTCGATAATTTGTGTAGCAGTTACAAGTGCATCTTCTTTATCGTTATTAGAGGCACTGTCCCAATTTGCAGAGTCAATTCGAGTTTCGAAGTAATCATCTGCATTAGCAACTGTTACATAACTATTAGTATTTAGAACTAAAGCCATTAGCTCCTCCTATTTATTATGAGTGGAAAATAGGTAGAATACCTAGGTTTAGGGCATCCATTTTACGATCCCATGAAGCACTTGCTGCATAGCTTGCGTTTGTTGCAAATGCGTTTGTAGCACCTGCCCAATCGTAGCCCATTGGGTGCATGATGAAGCCGTAACGATACCAAATATTTGTAGAACCGCCACCTGTGTATGCTGCTGCGTCACGATCTACTTCTACTGGTGTAGGAGTCGCAACTGGAGCAAAAGTTACAGAACCTGGCTTAACAACGAAAGTACATTTTGTTGATTCTGCATTTAAGTCGCCTGATGCCGCTGTGTGCATTTGGTTTGCACGAGTCATTACTAGACGGAACTTACCACCAAAGATTGTGCTGAAGTTCAAGTTACCATCTGTAACTGTTGTGTCGTCAACCAAGTTAGCTGCACGCATTTCTGCCATAATTTCTGGAGAAGTAACAAGATACATATAGTCTGGTTCGTAGTCTTTGAAGCCCATGCCAATTGCTTGGAATAGACGCTCACCACGAG